ATGTAAACAAGGCTATTATGCCCTTACCATTTAAAGAGCCATCCAATACCTTGTTCAACTTGATGACTGCCATAACAGATGCAGGAAGAAGGTTTGCTAGTACAGCCGATCTAAATGTAGGCGATGTAAATCCAAATGCTCCCGTTGGGTCTACTGTTGCGTTAATTGAACAAGGTAGCAAGTCATTCAGTGCCATACACAAAAGGTTGCACTACTCACAAGGGCAAGAATTTAAATTATTATCTAAATTAAATGCAGAATATTTACCTGAATCTTTTCAATTTTCTATTGGTGGCACAAGTCAAACAATATTTGCAAAAGACTTTGATGATAGAATAGACGTAATACCAGTCAGTGATCCTAATATATTCAGCACTGCACAACGTATTGCACAAGCTCAAGCAGTTCTTACAATGTCACAACAATCACCACAACTGCATGATGTATATGAAGCTCATAAGAGAATGTATGAAGCCATACGCATAAACAACATAGACGAAATACTCAAGAAGCCAGACGAAGCATCACGAATTGATCCAGTATCAGAGAATATGTCATTGATGTATGGTAAATCTATTAGGGCATTTCCAGAACAAGATCACGAAAGTCATATAGCGGTTCACTTACAATTTGCACAAGACCCATCACTAGCTGGAAACCCTGGAGCCGCAGGTATGCAACCTCTGCTTATTGCACACATAGCAGAGCATATAGCCTTACTGTATAGACAAAAGATGGAAGCTGGTATTGGTATGGCATTACCTATGTTACCAAACTTGCGTGATCCTAAATTTAAGTTTGAGGATATTGATCCACAACTAGACATGATGATAAGTCAAAGAGCAGCAGAAGTTGTAGCTAAGTCACCAGAAATGGATGCGATTGCTCCACTAGCACAAATGATGCAGAGACAACAACAACAACAACAACAAAACAATCCACTGCAATATGCAGCACAATTAGCAAAATTAGAAGCTGACGCATTAAAAGCAAGAACAGAGGTGCAGATACAAGCTGACCAAGCTAAAGCACAACAGAAACTTGCGATAAGTGAAGCAGAAGCGAAGCAAGATTTGCAAATAGAACAAGCAAAGCTACAAGCAGACTTACAAGCCAAAGTAGCAAAGCTAGAACTAGACTTGCAAATAGAGAGAGAAAAGAACGCCATAAAACTACAACAGGAGATTAACGAAAATGCCAATAGTAATAACCCCATCGGGTGAGTATGTAGATGATCAAACAGGTCTTCCTGTTGATCCTAAAATGATCCAACAACTTGATCCACGATCAACTGCACGACAAGGTGAAGTTATGGGTGGAACAAATCTTGAAGGAGAAATGGCAAGAGAAAACATCCCACCTAATCTCGACATGGGTATGGATAGTATGATGCCACAAAACATTGATCCAAGATCAGTGGTTCGTGAAGGCGAAAGAGCTGCAGTGGAACTAAGTGATGTAGACAAAGTGCGTATGCTTATAGACATGGGTCTAAATCCACAAGAAGCAATGGAAGCGATAGCTAGAGAGAAGGCAGTATCTCCAGTAACACCACAAGAGTTTGGCAGAGTTGTAGATATGCAAGGTGGTCAACAAATGGGTGCTTTACCAATGGCTAGACCAACACCACCTATGCCTATGCAAAGACCATTTGATCTAAGTAATATGTCAGCAGAGCAAATAGATATGGTTAGAAGAGGTATTGATCCTTTTGCAGAAGGCATGATGGGTAGATAACAATGGCAAGAAATGACCAATTTGGAGCTTTGGGAAGTTTAACCCCTGATCAATATAGCAATCTATCATTAGGATTTGATATGACTAATCCAATAGGACTTGGTAATGTTTCAAAAGGTTCTGCCATAGGTTATGCTCTTGGATTTGCACCAACACCAGTAAGTGTAATGGGCACGATTGGTAGAGGTATGACATCTTATAACGCAGAAAAAGCAGCACAATCTGCACTTGGTCAAAATAAAGGCTTTACGGATACAGTTGTAGATATGTTTTCTAATCCATCTTTAGATGTTGCTAGAAGTATGGCAGACACTAACAAAGATAAATCTATATCTACAAGAGAAGCTCAAAACTTTGGTATGCAACAAGGCAAGATGACTGCTTATGGCGTTGGATTAAATCCTATGTCTGGCTACACACCTAATTCTGTATCAATACAAGGTTTAGCTCCATTTGGTAAAGCTGACCCAACAGGAGGGATAGGTGGAGTAAACACTACTGGGCAAGTTGCTGACGTTATGACGCAACAACAAGTAGACGATATGTTTAGTGGCATTGATACTACAAGTGGCGTTACAGGTCTTGGTGGTGGTAAGGGTGCTAGTTATAGTGGGATTACTGGATTTACGCAAAACCCAGGAATTGACCCAACTGGACAAGCTGGGCAACAAACTGGCACTCAAACAAGTCATAGTGGTAAAGGCATAAGTTTCTCTGATGACGCAGCAGCCAGTGACAGTGGTACAACATACATATGTACTGCTCTTTATGAAATGGGCGATATGAAAAAATATATCTACAAATATGATCAAGTATATGGAAAGAGAGTTGACCCATATGTATATCGTGGATATTGTACATGGGGTAAATATGTAGCTACAAAAATGAGAGATAAAGGTATCGTATACAAGATAGCAAAACCACTAGCACTAGCATGGGCGAAACAAATGGCGTTTGATTTATCCAAAGGTAGATATGGCAAGAACAACAAAGTTGTGAAGGTAGTTAGTCGTATTGGCGAAAGTATATGCTATGCACTTGGAGTTGTAGCAAACATAAAACTAAAAAAAGGAGTGAAATATGGCTGACATAAATGTAGAAAACATGGATGAAAATGCTGAACTATTCATGGAAAAGATGGGGTTTTCTCACGATTCGCCTGGATTGGAGTTAACGCCAGATCAGTTAGTTAATTTTCTATTGTTATGTTATCAAGGTATGGTGCTTCCAGACGAAGAAGAAGAAGAGATGGAAGAAGAGCATATGGATGGCGATATGAAAGTCAAAGTAATGAAAGTAGATAGTGGCGATATGCGTAGTGTCATGGATGAGATACTAGGTCATGGGTCACCAAAGATAGGAATGTAATCATGCCAGGAAAAGTATACTCAAAAAAACAACAGAAGATAGCTAACGTAGCAAAGCCAAAAAATAAGTTGACTGGTGCTGATTTTAAAAAACTAGCTATGCTTAAAAAGAAAAAGAAAAAGACTAAATCTAAGATGGCATAAATGGCTTCTCCTTCATCGATCAAACCATTTCTTAAAAAGTTTCTTACAGATAACTTTAAGCCATTGTTTAGTAGCAATGAGCTTGGAGCATTAGGTAATCTAAGCTCTACAAGTGATGATCTAATAAAAGAGTTTGGTAGTTTACCTAGATTTGAAATGACTGGTGATGATATCAAAGATGCACTTGGCAACAAAACAAGAGCTATTGATATGACTAAAAAAAATTTTCCACCATTTCAAAGACAATATACTGGATTAGTCAGAGACCCACTAAAAGATTATAGATTAAATTTTGGAGTTGGAGCTTTGCAAAAAAGTCCAACACTAGCTACAGATGCATCAATGCTACAAGGAAAAACCATAGTGCCATTAGTAGGCGATAGAACAAGTAGAGATGTTATCATTTATGGCATAGATGATCTTAAATTTGAGAATCCAATAAGAACTCATGGTGGTGTTCAATTTATGGATGATGCAGATCAAGGTTGGGCATCTATGCAGAGTTTATTAAAAAAATTAGATGATAAGTTACAAACAGTTGAGCAAATGGGTGGAAAGCCAGTAGGCATGACAACAACTATGGGTGAAAGGTCTGGTGACTTTTCTTTAGATACTGCAAATGTAATTATTGAATCATTAAGAGTTAAGCCAAACACAAAGAAAAATCTTAATGAAATGACAAAAATCATTAAAAATCAAACATTTAGAAAAAAAGATAAAGTATCACAACCATTCAAAGATATACCAAATCTAAACAATATTGATGAATTTGCTACATATTTTAGAAAATTGCCTGGAACTACAAGAGTAGCTTTAGTTGAACAATTCGACAAAGATGTGCTACAGAAGTTAGGAGCGCCAGACATAGGTAAAATCAGAATTGCTACATCAAATCCAGGTTTGTTAGACGCAGATCAACTAGGTATGGGTGCTAGATTTACAGACATTAAATCAGGTATGACACCTAGTATACACCCATCATATGACACAAAAATATCCAAAGCACCAGGAGCAGAAGTATTTACATTTGATACTACAATACCTAAAACTATAATGCTCAGAGAACCCATGAAAACAGTTAGAGCAGAGGGTAAAGGTTTAGGAGCTTTTGCATCTATGCCTGCTGATTTAAGAAAAATGCAATTAAACCTTCCAGTTCAGCCAGTTGATCAACAGTTAGTTGACGAAGCATCTAAGTATTTAGAAATAAAAAGGACACTAGGCGATAGAGCGGCATATGAATACGCACAGAAACTAATACCAGCTACATAGGAGTTGTTATGGCAGAGAAAAAGAAAAAGAAAGCTAAGAAAAAAAGTGGATCAATCCCAACTAACAAGGCTTTGTATGCAAGAGTAAAAGCAGAAGCAAAGCGTAAGTTCGATGTCTATCCGTCCGCTTATGCAAATGCCTGGCTTGTGCGAACATATAAGAAGCGTGGTGGGGGTTATAGGTCAGCATAATGGCAAAGAGTAGTGGTGGATTAACAAAGTGGTTTAAAGAAGATTGGGTAGATATTGGCTCTAAAAAGAAGGGTGGAGGCTATGCCAAGTGTGGTAGAACCAAACAAAAGAAAGACGCCAAGAGAAAATATCCTAAGTGTGTGCCTAGAGCTAAAGCTAACGCTATGTCTAAGTCACAGATTAAGTCTGCAGTAAAAAGAAAAAGAGCTAATCCTATGAGCAAGGTAAAAACCATCGCAAAAAAGAAGGGTAAGAAGAAATGAGTTTATATGCTAATATCCATGCTAAGAGAAAGAGTGACGAAAATATGAGAAAGATAGGTGATAAAGGTGCACCAAAATCAGTAGAAGTCAAAAAGATAGCATTAAAAATAAAAAGTAAACATAAAATGGGAAAGGCATAATCATGGCAAAGAAAGCAGTAGAAGCACCTAAAGGTTTTCATTGGATGAAGTCTGGCAGCGGATTTAAATTAATGAAAGACCCAAGTGGTGGTTATAAGCCACATAAAGGTGCAAGTAAAAAGGCAACATTTGACGTACAAGCAGTACACAAAGGCAAGTAATGGCTACCTATAAGGGCAAAAAGGTTACACTAAATAAACCTAGACGTATTGCTAAAGGTGAAACATCCTATGGCAAAAAGAAATCTGTTGTCTTTGTAACTGATGGAGACAGAGTAAAACGAGTAACTTTTGGCGATCCTAATATGAAGATCAAGAAAAACCAAAAAGGTAATAGAAAGAGCTTTAGAGCTAGACATAACTGTGACACACCTGGACCGAAAACAAAGGCTAGGTATTGGTCATGTAAGGCTTGGTAAGATGAACCCTTTTGGTGTATTTGCAAAAATAATTAATAAAGGCGTTAGAAGTAAAGATGTAGTGCCATTTCAAGGTGCTGGTGAAGTTCTAGACGCTATGCCTACAAAAGAACAACTAGAAAAGTTTGGCAATCTACCAAGTGAGAAAGAGCTTGTAGAACAAGGCTTTGATACATCTACATTTTATCATGGTAGTCCAGAAAAAAACATTAGGGAGTTTGTTCCACAATCGTCAGATAGATCAGCCTTTGGTGGATATAGAGAAAAGCGTGTTGGTGAGCCAACCACATTCTTTACTGAAAGCCCAGGATATGTAGAAACCTTTGCTAAAAAAGGTGGTATGCCAATAAATAGAGGTGGGTATATGGATTATATGCCATTAGAAAGCTCTAGAATATATCCAGTAAAAATAAAATTAAATGACGTTTACAATTATAAAAATCCACAACACCAAGAAATGTTAGAGAAGCAACTAGGAGAAAACCTAGATATGGATGTAAAGATTGGTGATCCATTTATGCTACAAGACCCTAAAATAAGTAAAGCTATAAAGGATTTGGGTTTTAGTGGATTTTTAACAAATGAAACTGCAAGATTTGGACAAAGGACAGTTGGTTTATTCAATCCAGATAAAGGTGACGTAAGAAGTGTGTTTGCACAATTTGATCCTAAGAAGGCAGACGAAGGCAATATCTATGCATCTATAATACCACCAATGGCAACTGCAGTAGGTGTAGGTGCACTAGCTGGACTAGAGGATGCAACATGAGTAAGGTTGGTGCTTTAGCAAAACTAATTAAAGAAGGTGTTACCTCAAACAAGATTGTTGGTACGCCATTTAGTAATATGGACAATTTTGAAAATTATCTTATAAGTGAAGCAAGGCGTGGAGCTTTACCTAAGAAAAACCAAAAATACTTTGATACCTTTGATCCTAATATTTATTACCACAGTACCACTCAAGACATAGATAAATTTAATCCACAAATAGATTCAAGTGTAGGTGCTTATGGTGACACCATGACAAGAGGTGCAACCTATTTTACAAGTGATAGAGAACTAGCTGATCAAGTTTTACAAGATAAAAGAATTTTGACACAATCTGAATATCTTAGACAAAAACTTAAAATGCCAAGTGATCAATACCCAGATATTGATTATGATACTGTATATAATCCAAAAACAAATCAAGAATATTTATCTGGATCACAAATATACCCAGTCAAAATTAAAACAGACAAACTATATGATTACACAAACAAAAAACATTTAGCTATCTTAGAAGATGCAATTGAAGATGAGTTGGAGTTTGAAAAAGCTATTGATTTTTTTGAAAAAACAGATATTGGGTCTGGTGATTGGAGAGTTTTAGAAACTCCATTTATACAAACACAACTAAAAAAATTAGGGTTTAGTGGGTACAAAACTAGTGAGCCAGGAACTGTAGGGTTGTTAAATCCTGATAAAGGCGATGTAAGAAGCCTATACGCTAAGTTTGATCCTAAAGAAGCTAAGAGTGGCGAGATATTAGCTAGTATAGTTCCATACGCTTCTGTGGGCACTATAGGAGCACTAGCAGGCTTGGATGAGGGCACATAATGGTAAAGCCTATAATTAAAAAAGGTTTAGAATATGCAGTCGATACTCTAGGAAACAAGATAGGTGCGT